CTGCCCCTGCTACGTCTTCGATGTGTTGTCTCATGGTGTTCTCGTGGCTGGATGTTGGGAGGGTACCAGCCGCAGGGCTGCACAAGTGTTGTCCAGCGCTCTCCTATGTGTGTGAGGTTGATGCCCTGCGACTGGTGGAGCCATCGTACCCACTGGGCCCATTGGTGCCAAGGGGTACATTGGTACCATCCGTGTCAAGGATTTGTAAGCCCCCACCCACCTCAAAAGTATTGACATGCGTACCCTGCACAGACTCAAAGGTGCTGCTGATGGGCAGAGTGCAGGGTGTGTGGCCTCTGCCCCCCTTTCCGATTGACCCCAATCCCTGTACGTTTTCACTACTGAGAGAAAATAGGCTAAAATGGTACACACCCTGCACTATAGGCTATTGATGGGGGTTTAGGTCTGTGCAGGGTACGCATGTCAAGAGATTACCCCTCACACCGGAGAAGTACCTATGTCCAAGCGAATGACCGAGCCCCAACTGCTGGATGCTGTTCTTGCTCTTGCTCCTGAGGCCATCAGCTGCATCGAGGGCACACTGCAGGGCAGGGAAAGCCCAAACAAGGCGCGCATGGATACGGCCTGGAGAGTGCTCGAGTGGAGCAGGCAGGCAGCCCAGCAACGGGCAGATGCTGCAGCCGATACGCCAGACATCGCGGAGCTCAAGAACGTGCTCAGCCTGGTGGGGGAGTGGTAGGTTGTAGGTGAGAGGACACCATGACCGTTGCTTTGTATGTAGACGTCAAGCGAGGCCCATACCCTCGCATGGGTGTAGACTGCTGGGGCATAGAAAGAGATGCCCGAAAATATCCAGGCCCTGCCCCTGTAGTCGCCCACCCACCCTGCCAGGACTGGGGCACCCTCAGGCACTTTGCCAAGCATGCGCCGGAAAGGAAAGCCTGTGGACCCGCTGCTGTCAATCAGGTGCGACGCTGGGGTGGGGTGCTTGAGCACCCTGCAGGCTCGCATCTGTGGAACGTGAAGAACATGCCCCAACCAGGGGGGCAGCAAGACCTTTGGGGTGGGTGGACCCTGGAGGTTCAGCAGTGCGACTGGGGCCATCCTGCTCGTAAGCTCACATGGTTGTATGTGGTCGGGTGTGCACCGGGTGACCTCCCACCAATGCCCAGCCCCAGAACGCCGACCCATGTCATAGCCCCAGCCAAGTCACCAGCAGCCAGGGAAGCAGCGAGGGGCAGACACATACCCAAGAGCAGGCGACACCTAACCCCTCCCAAGTTTGCTGCATGGTTGCTCGAGGTGGCATCTACCTGTGGTGCACCATGAGCATCTACATACCGCCCCACATCCCTGAGGAGCTGCACGGCAAACTCTCGGGGCTGATGGGTGACCCCGCGAAGTTCTGCCGCCTGCATCGGGTGCAGGACAAGGACAGCAAGCAGGAGATACCCTTTATACCTCTACCCATGCAGGTGAAGATATTTAACGCCGTAAAGCGCGGCTATAACCGCATTCTGATTATCAAGGCGCGCCAGGTCGCAGCGACTACGGGCTGCAAGATGGTGTTGCACCAGCAGTGGATGGCTACGCCCACTGCTGCCCTGTTTGCTGTCGTGTCGCTACGGGCCGAGTCTGCCACTGCCCTGCTCGACGACCACAGGAGGTGGCTTCACCACCTGCCCAACGGCCTGCAGCGAGACCTTGACACGCGGGCGAAGGGTGAGCTCAGACTTGCGGATACAGGGGCTACCCTCAAGGCATTCACCTCGAGGAGCTCCACAGGCCTGCGCAGCTTCAGTCCCAAGGCCGCCCTGCTGTCTGAGTTTGCGTTCGCACCAGACCAGGAGGAGCTACTCGCTCAGGCTTTGTCTGCTGTGGGTGATGGCCTGCTCATCCTCGAGAGCACAGCAAACAACCCGGGCGACCGGTTCAGTGAGTTGATTGCAGGTGCACCAGAGAATGGCTGGCACATCATCACGCACTGGTGGCAACAGGAGCCAAAATACGCAGACCCTGAGCCTGACAGCTTCGAGCACACAGAGGCAGAGGTGGACCTGGTCAAAGCCTACGGAGTGACTGATGGGCAGCTTGCCTGGCGCAGGCGCTACCTCGCGACTCTCGGGCCGTACAAGTTTCGGCGCGAGTACCCCGCCTGCCTTGATGATTGCTTTCTCGGGCGAGAGGGAGGCTACTACGGTGAGGAGGTGCTCCAAGATATCCACGTCATCGAGCACGAGCTGCACGGCAAACGCCATGGGCGAGAGGTAGAGGCGCCACATCCCCACGACCGCTACGTCATGGGTGTGGACATCGGCGGAGGGGTGGGGGGCGACTACTCGGCTTTGTGCGTTGTATCGGTCTCCACGATGCAGCCGGTCTACACTGAGCGCAACAACAAGGTGACCCCAGCTGCTTGGGCACATCGCTGCATCCAGGTGGCCACCAGATACAACAATGCGCTGATGCTCGCGGAAAGCAACAACCATGGGCATGCCTTCCTGCTCGAGGTCTCGCACTGCGGGTATCGGCAGCAGTGGCGCAGCCCCCAGCAAAAGCCCTGGGTCACCACCCTGCAGTCAAAGCTCGAGGCCTTTGACACCCTGCGTGAGAGCTTACAAGTCATCAAGGTAATGGACCGAGTCACATGGATGGAACTGCGCAGCCTTACCATCCCCGCGGGCAAGGTCGCACCTGAGGCACCCAAGGGCGGCCATGATGATGCTGCGATGGCTATGGCGTTAGCGTACCGGTGCCTGCGCGATATTCCGTCATCATGGCGGACTCATGCGCTACAATCGGGGCGCACCCGCATAGACGACCTGATACAAGCGAGCCGAGCAAGGCGTATTCGCTCGCACAACCTGCCATTCTGAGAGTTTCCATGCTTACCCCTGAGCAGTGCCAGTCAATCAGTGAGCAGCATGACGTCTATTGGAACGGCAGACGTGACGAGCTCCGCGAGCTGCGCAACCTGTACATGACGAGATTCTTTCAGACACAGCAGCCCACCCTTGACGGCATCCTACGCACTGAGGTGCCGAAAGCGTATGCAGTGGTCGAAAGCTACTTGGGCAGCCTGTACGCGAAGAACCCGAGCGTAGAGGTGCAGCCAGACATCAGGGGCAGGGGCAACGCCGAGGTAGCAGAAGCCACGGCCAACACCTACCTGCTCACTGTTCGCGAACAGCTCGAGGATGCCACGCGCCTGGCGCTGATTTATCCCTGTGGGTTTGTCAAGCTGGCACCAGTGCTGAGCGCAGACCCTCTGAAGCGTGTGTCATGCGCAGCCCTGCCACCGTGGGAGGTCATCGTAGATGCGACGGCCACGAGTTGGGAACAGCAGAGGTACGTGGGGCATGTGTACCTGATGCCCCTGCTCGAGGCCTGCGAGCGCTACAGCAAAACACCCGACGAGTTCAGGAGCAGGGGATATAGCAAGTGGATTGAATCCACAGGGATAGCAGGCAAGGACCAGATGCTCGGGCTGGGTGACCCTACGCAGACCCCACCAGAGGAGAAGTGGGTCAAGGTCGTGGAGCTATACGACCTACTCGATGATGCGCTTGTGGTCTGGTCACCAGACTATAGCAACGGGCAGGCGCATCTCTTCGAGGGCGTCAAGGTGCAGGTGGGTGCGCTTGACGAGGATGCAGCAGCAGACACCGAGCGCCCTGACATCGAGACTGAGCACGAGACCACAGGCATCCCATACAAGTCTGCCAACGGTCGCCCTGTGGTGCCCATCATCCCGCTGTACTTCAGCCGAGACCCTGACACCCCACTGCGTGGCTATTCGCTCATCCGTCGCAGCCTTGACCAGTTCCGCGAGCTCAACGTCATGCGGACCTACCAAGCGCAGGGTGTGCGCCGCATGGCTCGTCAGTGGATGGTCCGGGCAGGCTTCCTGTCCGAGGATGGCGCTGCGAAGATTGCGCAGGGTATGGATGGGGAGTTCATCGAGGTGGACCTGCAACCAGGCGCACCCCTCGAAGGCAATATGCTGCCCGTCCCACAGTCGCCCATCCCTGCAGACATCACGCTCTACAGCAACACTGTCCAGGCCGACATCGACCAGGCTGGGCTACTCGCGCCCTTCACTCGTGGTGAGGTCACCAAGAGCACAGCCACTGAGCAGCAGCTGCTCGCCGCGTACACCTCGAGCGAGGTGGGGCGCATGGCGCGCACCAGAGACGCTGTCATCACCTCGATTGCCAAGACCTACAACATCATGCTGTCTGTAGTCCTCGGGGATGATGCTGAGCCACTCAGCCTGCCCAACCCTGTAGGCCCCACCATCCTGAGCGCAGACGACCTCACCGGGGACTTCTCC